GATATTCAATGTTTAGTTCTTAAACACCCACCTAAAAAGTTTGAAACCTATAATGATGAGATTGAATATTTGATCTCTCATGAGCAAAGAAATAAGTTTATTACAAATCTAACTCTTGATCTTAAAGGTAATACTTTAATTTTGTATAGTAGAGTACAAGCTCATGGTTCAGTGCTATACAGTATGATAAATAATAGCAAGAGTGATGACAGGAAAGCTTTCTTTGTTCATGGTGGAGTGGATGCTGAAGAAAGAGAGCAAATTCGTGAAATTACTGAAAGAGAAGTGAATGCTATTATCGTTGCATCTTATGGTACATTTTCAACAGGTATCAATATTAAAAACTTGCATAATATTGTTTTCGCCTCTCCGTCAAAGTCAAGAATTAGAAACCTCCAAAGCATTGGAAGAGTTCTTAGAAAAGGATCTAACAAAGTCAAAGCTGTTTTATACGACATCTCTGATGATTGCTCACTTAAATCTAGAAAAAACTACACACTAAATCATTTAATTGAAAGAATTAAAATTTATAATGAAGAAAACTTCAATTATGATATAATTACAATACAACTTAAAGACAAATGATCGAAGACGACTTCTATGCTACTATCAAATTTAAAAGTGGAGAGGAAATCTTCGCGAAGGTTGCTGCCTCTGAAGAAATTGATCGAACTATATTATTAGTATCGAATCCGATTATAGTAAATGAAGTACAAAGTAAAAAAGGAATCATGGGTTACAGAATTGAACCTTGGTTAAAAACAACTAAAGAAGATATGTTTATGATTGATTTAAAGGAAGTATTAACAATGTCAGAATCATCTGATGTCGAAATGATTACAATGTATCAAAGATGGTTAAGAGATACTTCTAAGGTAAAAAGTGATGAACCTAAATTAAGTCGTGAGATGGGATATATTGCTAATGTAAATGATGCAAAAGATATTCTAGAGAAGTTATATAAACTTAAAGAATCAAAGGGCTAATATCCTTAAACCTCTACAAAGGTTATTGTACACATATTTTGATATGTTGTCAAGTACTTGCCTTTTTATGGTATAAATGTTATACTTTCTAC